CCGAACGCGGACCACGCCGCCTCTTGCCCGCCGCACGCCATTGCGACGATCAGGTCTTCGATCTGCGTGGTGGTCAGACCGGTGCCGCTGACCCCCAGCGTGTTGATTGCCGTGGTGAAGGAGGTTTGCGTGTCCAGCGGCGAGGACGTGTTGACGTTTCGATAGGCGACGATCCGCCCCTGCGCCTGGCTGGGCGCAACCGGATGGGTGAACGTCAGGTTCGGGTTGGACGCGCCCCGCACACAGTAGGCCATCAACCCGGAAGGGAGAGCGGAGCTGGTGGTTAAAGTGTTGTTGTTCTTCTGCTCTGCGACCAGCGTCCACTCGCCGCCGGTCGGCAGCGTGACCGAGGTGGTCGATGCAATACGCGACGTGATGCAGGCGACCAGCAGATCGCCCGCCGCCAGCGTGCCGGAAATGCCGGTGGTGACCAGCGCGTGCGCGGTGGTGGCGACGGCGACTTCGTTGGAGACGCCGACGAAGGCCCAAAGCGTGCCAATCGCAAAATCTAAATAAGGATCGTTTGTGGTTCCAGTCGCATCCGCAGTTTGAAAGGTCGCCTTATTATTTACCGTTGGAGCGACGTTCAGTCGCTCATTTTGGGAATGCACCAATAACTTGAGAGAGCTTATACGGCTCAATCCGGTAACATCGGAAAATGTAAAAGTGTTTCGCTGCGTTGCTGTTGGAACTGGTAAGGTACTGTAAAGCGTAAAACCGCCTAGACTATCTCCGGCGATTTTGTTGCCAGTTGACGTAACCTCGCGCACTTCCAGGTTATCGCCAGCAACAGCGACAACCGTGCAACGGAGTGATAACGATGTTGGTCCTGTACCAGACGGTATTGAGCTTGTATCAAAGATGCCAAAGTATTGGCCTATAGTATAATTCGGAGTACTAAAACTCTGGCCAACTGAAGCAGTTGTGTTAGCGGCACTTGCAAAACTCGTGCTATTTCTTTGTGTTGCATAACTTGTATTGATGCTTAAATCAACGTTGGTGTCCGCCGTGCTACCAAATATGCGAAAATAATTGGCCATCAGACGAAGCCTTCCAGCATTTCGCTGATGGCGGTTCGCAGATCTTCCTTCTCGTTGCCGGTCCTCTCGCGCGGCAACACGGGCGGGTTGGTGATGGTGATCTGGTGGGTGACTTCGGCAGGTCCGCGCGTGAACGTGACGTCGAGGAACAGGCGCCCCTCGCCGACCATGCGCGCATCGTTGATGCGGAACGTGTAGTCCTTGTGCGCCACGGCATCACCGCAGCGGATCACGCCGAGCAGCGCATTGGTCTTCAGCGCATAGATCTCCAGCGTCTGCGCGCGCTCGTCTTTCCTGCCGGCGCGGATCGCTGCGATCTGCTCGACAATGCCCATGTCATCGCCCGAACAGTTTTTTCACCGCATGCCGCCGCGCTTCCAGCATCCGGCCGCGCACGAACGGCGCGTCGGTCAGCCGTCCGTCGGCCTCAGCCTCGAGCACCGCATCGGTCATCGCCAGCGTCACGGCGGATTTAACTTCCGGATATCGCGAGTTGACCGAGATGCCGACGCCCGATGCGATCACCGGATAGATGCGCTGCGCCCGCGGTTTAAATTCATCCGGCAGCAGCGACGGATAGCCGTGATCGATCAGCCAGGCGTGCGAGTATGCGCGCAGCCTGAAGCGCACCAGTTCCGACTTGGTGCGCGCGAGATGGATCGCTGCAACCATGCCGGCGTCGTCGTGCTGCGGAAACTGCGGCGCCACCTTGCCCCACAGCCGGCGCATGCCTTCGACATCCACCGCCTCCAGGCAGGCGAGCAGCTCGCGCGAGTGGTACACGTTCAGTCGAGCGAGATCGTCGTCGCCGTGGTGAGGCGCGGCGTCACACCGTTGCCGGCCGCAATGGTCGGCGACACGGCGCCGCTCCACAGGATTGCCGTGGTGCCGCCACCGGTCTTGCCGGTGCTAAAGAAACTGATCGTGCCGCTGCCGCCGGTGCCGGCCGGGAAATCGATATTCGCTGCCGGGCTGACGACGCCGGTTGTCGCTGTGCTCCAGCCGGTCGAGCGCGCGACGTTGACCCGCGCATAGGACGTGTAGGTCGTCTCGCTCGACGACATCGTGCCGCTATCGGTCGGGTCGGCGGTCTGCAGCGAGACATGGATATTCGTCTCAGGCGAGGCCGTCGCGTTAACGGCATAGTTCGCCCAGGTCGTGGCGGAAAACACCAGATTCAGGATCGCATTCTCGGTCGCATCAGCTATCGACATTGCATTTCTCCTATCAGGCCGGCATGACCAGAACGAATTCCCGGATCCGCACGGGACCGCCGACCACGATCCGGTTGCTGTTCAGGCGGATGACCGCGTCGCCTTTGGTGTCGCTCACGTCGCACTCGAACACGATGCCGCCCGCAGCATCGACGATGCGCGCCTTGACGGCGGTGCCCGACGCCCTGGCAGACGGATCTTCGGCAATGGTGTTGAACGTGACGGTGCCGTTCACCGGAGGCTGCGCGCACGGCTTGGAGCATTCCAGCGAGGCAAGCACGATGCCCGACGATGCGAGCAGTTCGATCCGGCCATTGCCGCGCTCGCCGTCGATCAGGGTTGCGACCTCGTCGACCATCGCATTGCGCGCCGCGTCGGACAGACTGATCTGCATCGCTATTCCTCGAACGCCGCGACGATGCGGTTCTCGGCATCGCGCTCGAAGCGGAAACTGCGCGGCTTGGCGAACTGCTTCTCGGCGCCGGCTGTCCGGCCGGTGAATGGCTCGGCGAGCATTGCGGTGGCATTGGCCATTTCCGCTGCGACATCGCCTGGCGCCAGCACATCGATGCCGCCCTTGTGGCTTTCCGCCGTCAGCGCGTCGCGCACGATCGCCTCGACATGCAGCGCGCCGATCGCCTCGGTGATCTGCTCGATGGTCGGTGCAGCACCAGGCTCACCCTTCTCGCCGCGAACCGGCTCGTCGTTCTCGAGGCGCGTGAGCCGAAAGCCGAGCTTCTCGAGCTCGTCTTTGATCGGCGCGACCAGGTTGGCCGAATGGTCCTTCACCTCGGGAATGATGGCTTCCAGCAGGGCGGTGATAACGCGATGATCCATGATGCCCTCACGCAGCCAGCATCGATCGTGCGCCCCAGCGCGCGATGTTCTTGATTGCGGCAAGCTTCTCATCGTCCATTGGTTTGTCGGCGTTGTCGTCGTTGGCTGGTGCCGGTGCTGGTGCCGGTGTCTTCGACGCCCACGGATCTTCCTGCGCGTCGCGCTTGGCGAGTGCGGCCAGGCTGAAGTTCTGCTCCTGCAGGTATGGCGACTCGCCGCCCTTGACCGGCTTGAGGTCGAGCTTGCCGCGGCCTTCGTTCGGCGCCATCACGCCGGCGCCGACCGCATCGCGGATCGTGGCGATCTGCGTCGTTGAGTCCATGCGCAACAGTGTTTCGGTGTCAAATTCGGTGCCCAGGCCTTCGCCCCAGCCGATGCCGAGCGCGTGATCAAGCGACTCCTCGATCTCCTCGATGTGCGACTGCAGCGCCTGCGAATAATATTCGACGTTGAGCGCCTGCACGTTGTTGTAGGAGGGCAGGGCGCCGACGCCGACCTTGTAGGGCGGCACATGATAGACGCTGCAGACGACCTCGGCGGACCATTTCAGGTTCTCGATCATCTGCACTTCGACGTTGGTCATCGGCAGTTTTTCATATTTCGCACCGCCCGACAGCACAGCAACGCGCCCGAGGTTCTGCCGGGAAAAACGCTGCTCCCATTGTTCCTTGATGCGCTGTTCCTGAATTTCGCTGATTTCGCCTGGCGCGGTGAGAATGCCGCCCGGCGTCGAATTGTTCTGGAACAATAGCGCCGACGCCCGCTGTGCATTGAGGCCGAGCATGCTGGCGAGACCGGAAGCAAACACTGGCGGCGTGCCGACCAGCGGATGAAACAGGCAGTTCATCCGATCGTGGATGATCTCGCGCGCCGGAACGGTGATCTCGCGAATACAGGCGAGATTGTCGCAGCTCACTTTATAGAACACGCTGCCATCGTCCGACACCAGCGGCTGCACCCGCGTCGGATCGAGAACGTGCAACGCGATCACCACGTTGCGGTTGTCGCGCACCTTCAGCACGTAGGTGTTGCCGCGCGACAGCTTCGACAGCACCCAGCATTCCCAGAACTGGTTGCGCGTCTGGTAATCGTTCGGCCGGCGCAGCACCGGCGAGAATGCCGGGTTGGTCGTCTCGGACCAGATCTCGTTGGCGTCCTTCTCGACCAGCTTGACGCGCAACTTGGCGATGTCGCGCGCGATCAAAGTCTTGCAGGCAAAGTCGGCATGAAACGAGGTCGCCGTGTCGGTGTTGATCGAAACGTTCTGCTGCCAGGCGCCAGGATATGATTCGTGGATGATCGGATACCCGCCCCAGCTGCTGCCATAGGGCACAGAGCTGAGCGCCTTGTGTTCGCCGGTGAACGGGATCGGCAGGCCGAGGATGCGCATCAGGTCATGACTCGGCGATGATGGTGAAGGTCCGGCTGGCTGTTTGTATCACCGAGCCGAAGCGAGAGCCGGAACGAAACTTCATCCAGCCGACATTGGCAGGCAGCAGCTCCACCCGGATGACCGTTCCCGGTAAGATATTGAGCGTGACCTCGCGGGTATTCTGGTCGCAAAGATCGCCGAACGTATTGCCGTCATAGGAGATCAGAAACGAGAGCAGTGCCGGCGTCCACCCGGACGGCATATGGCAGAATGCTGCGTCGCCAGCCGATAGGTCGATCGCATTGGAAATAGACTGGCCGGCGGGGATTGTCGCTGAGACGACGACTCGAGGCATTGGTCAATCCCCGCCGGTTATCGCTATGACGTCTTCGGTTCCGACCGGGGCCGTGAGAATGACCGACCCTCGGGCCGACCCTCCTGCGCTTCGTTGGCCAACGCGGCCTTGGTGTCGTAGCCGAGCGGCACATTCGCTACGACGGTTTTTCTGATGACGGTCGGCCCGCTGCCGTCCGGCTCCTTCTCGTCGACCTGAATGCCGAGCCGGGCGAGATCGTTTTCCTCCTGCGTCGGTGTCGGCTGCGCCGAGTCCATCCGCTCCATTGCCTCCTCGTTGGCAACGGCGCGTTCTTCGTTCGCGTCCTGCAGCATTGCCTTGACGTCGGGACTGTCCTTGGTCTTGCGAAGTTCCTTTGCCATGTTGATGGCCTCCTGTTTCATGTGAAACGAACAAGCCGCATTGGCGCGGCTTGCATCAATCCTGGTCTATCAATTCCAGGTCATGGTCTGCGTCCAGGCAACGACGCCGGTTCGCCGCATGCCCCAGTTCAGGTCGAGCAGCATGCGCACGCCGATGCAGTCGGTCTGCCAGAGCGAGCGCACCGGCGCGGCCACGGTGGCGGGCGAACCGACGGTCGAGATCGCCAGCGGCGTCGTGTCCTCCATATGGATCGTCGCCTGGTCGGACACATCGAACCGCGGCGTGTCGCCGGTCACGGACACGAAGTCCGCGGCATCGACCAGCAGCATGGTGTCGGCCGTGACGTTGCTGCTCGAGATGACCGGCATGCCTTGCAGCGTTCCCGACT